ATCAATGCTGAAACTATTTCAGAAGATGACATGAACAATGATGAACCTAACGATTTACCCTTTTAATTATGGAAACACTTATAAACAGAAACGATTCACTAAAAAATCAAGAACAAGAATTTAAAAGCGACAGAGAAAGAATACTTGATATAATGAAAAGAAATGAGAAGCCTTTATCTGCTTCTGATATTTCAAGAATTACAAGACTGTCGGTTATAAAAACTATTTCAGTTCAGTCAGCTAGATCAAGATTAAATGAACTTAAAAATTCATATTTAATTGAAGAGCAACAAAGCTCTATAAACCCTATGACTGGACTAAATAATACTACCTATAGAGTTTTAAATGTTATGGGTAGTATAGGAGTAATTCAAAGAGAGATTACTTTGTTTGAAAACAATATAAATATGTTAACAAATGACATTGAAACTATAAATCAAATGATGTTTATTTCTGAAACTTCTATTGATATTTTAAATAAAAAACTTATGAAATTTAAGTCTCAGGTCAATAGACTTTACAAAGCTTTAAGTCATTATAAAGAAAAAAACAATGAAAGATTTAATTCAAATTAAAGCTGTAGTAGAGAGTTTGTATGAGGACATTGACATCTCCATAAAAACTAGGAGAAAGCCTTATCCTGATGCAATAAAAATCTATTCATATATAGCGAGGAAAACAACTAACAACGGAACTACTGAGATTTCAAAATTAATAAACAGGTCTCATTCTACTGTCTGTGTAGCAATAGCAAAATGTAGTGATCTTATGCAAGTTGATAAAGATTTTAGAAATAAAGTCAGCTACTGCACAAATAAATGTGGAAATATTTTAAACCATAAAACAGCAACTTATAAAGAAAAACTAGATATAATTTTTTCAAAGCTAAGTCACAATCAACAGGAGGAGCTTTATGTAAGAGCTAATAATATGTTTTCATTAAATAATGTTTTAAAAAAAGAAATACACTATGTCAACTAAATCACCTGCTTTTCAATTATATGCTCAAGATTTCCTGACAGGAGTTATGGATTTAACTATGGAGGAGAGAGGAGTATATATTACATTATTATGTAAACAATGGAGCTTATATAATGAAAACGGAATACCCAAAAAAAGGCTTAGGTTATTTCTGGGTTATGACTGGGAAAATCTACCAGAAATGGTAAAAGAGAAATTTATTGATAATGGTGATTACTTCTTTAATGAAAGATTAAACAATGTTATTTTAGAAAGAATAGCTTTTATAAAAAAACAAACAATAAATGGATATAAAGGAGGTAGACCTCCTAAGGTAAAAACCCAAACAAAACCCAAAAAAACCTTTTCAAAGAAGATGAAGAAGAAGATGAAGATAGAAGAAGAAAAAGAAATAGTAGTATATCCTTATAACTCTAAACAATTTTTAAATACTTGGAGTAACTGGAAAATATATAAGGCTAAGGAATTTAAGTTTAATTACAGGACTTTACAAAGTGAACAAGCTGCTTTAAAAAAGCTTGTAAACGAATCAGAAAATGAATCTCATGCAGTAGAATCTATTGAAGCTGCTATGGCTAATGGGTGGAAAGGTATCTACCCACAAAAAATAATAAATGAAAAACAAAGTAATAAAAATGGACTCAGCTATTCAAAAGAGTTCCAAGAAGAACTTGCTCGAAAAATACAGTCCTAAAAACTGTATGCTTCATGCAGGTAAAATAGCAAACATTCAACAGGCTATTGAAAGTAAAGCTCCAAGTGTAGCAAGTTTTCAAAGAGAACATGGTAGACAATTTACTGAGGGGTTAATTACTTTCTGGCTATTGTATTTAAATAAAGTTTTAAATCTAAATAAACCAATGAGCGAGGAACAAATAAACCTTTGTTCTAGCATGGTTGTTGAGGAGTTTTATATGCTTAAAGTATCTGATTTAACTCTACTGTTTAAAAGAATTATTTCTGGTCAGTATGGCGAGTTTTACGAAAGACTTTCTATAGATAAAATACTAACCTTTTTCAGAACCTACCTAGATGAAAGATTTGAACTTGCTGCAGACAATTCAATAAGAAACCATAACGAAGAAACAAAAAAAACAGAAGCTACTATTTCAGAAGGATGGACTAGAAGAGCTAAAAAATTCACATTTAAATAAATATTATGCCACTACCAAAACCAAAAGGTACAGAATCTAGGAAAGACTTTATGCAAAGGTGCATGAGTGATTCAGTAACTGTAAGCGAATTTCCAAACACAGATCAAAGACTAGCAGTCTGCTCTACTCAATACAGAGATAAATATGATGAGGTTAATCTTGAATCATACAATGACTATCCTGCTTCTGCATCTAACAATGCTAAGAAAGCAATTAAGTACAAAGAAGAGAATGGTTCAAGCTGTGGGACTCAAGTAGGTTGGACTAGAGCTAGGCAACTTGCTGACAAGAAAAAAATAAGCAGAGATACTATTGCACGAATGGCTTCATTCAAAAGACATCAGCAACATAAAGATGTTCCCTACACAGAAGGTTGTGGAGGCATTATGTGGGATGCGTGGGGAGGTGCTTCAGGAATTGAATGGGCAATAAGAAAATTAAAACAAATCGATAAAAAATAAAGTTATGTTACAATTTATGAAACAGTTTCTATTTCCCACTTTTACCAAAGAATTAGAAACTCCAAGACTATGGGTTAAAGTAAATAAGTTTTCAAAAACAATAAAAGATAAAGAAAACATTATAATAAAAGTAGTAGAAGATTTAGAGAGAGAAATTATTGTTGACAAAAATAGTATTTGAAAGTTTTAGAATTATTTGCAGGAAGCAGGAGTATTGGTAAAGTAGCTGATAAATTAGGTTATAAAGTTTATAGTTCTGATATAAATAATTTTAAAGGAATTAATTATGTAGTAGACATATTAGATTTTAACATAAATAAAATACCATTTTATCCTGATCTAATTTGGGCTTCTCCTCCATGTACTACTTACAGTATAGCAGCCATATCTCATCATAGACCAAATAATAAACCTCTGTCAAATTTTGCTGTTAAAAGTGATTTAATAGTAAAAAAAACTTTAAGCATTATAAAAGAATTAAATCCAAAATATTGGTATATAGAAAACCCTAGAGGTATGCTCAGAAAACAAAACTTTATGAAAGGCAAACCAAGAACTACTGTTTGGTATTGTCGTTATGGAGACAATAGAGCTAAACCTACAGATATATGGAGCAATAATATTTATTCTATTTTTAATCCTAATGGATGGCAGCCTAGAGCTGAATGTTTTAATGGGAATATTAAATGTCATCATGAATCAGCTCCAAGAGGCAGTCAAACAGGAACGCAAGGAATGAACAATAATTATGAAAGAAGTATTATACCTAGACAGTTGTGTTTAGAAATATTACAAAAAAGTATATAAAAGTATTGTTTTGTATTGATAATTTTTGTATAATGTATCGCTTAGTATGTACACTAAGAAATATCAAAACAGAAATAAGTACAAAGCAATTAAGCAGAAGTTCAATGGTCGAACCTACCATAGTAAGAAAGAAGCTGCCTATGCTGCTGAATTAGAATGGAGATTAAAAGCAGGAGAAATAGTTGAGTACATACCTCAACATCCATTGAGACTGTATGTAAATGAAAAGAAAATATGTAATTACTTTATTGATTTTAAAGTAATTTATCCTGATGGCTCAATAGAGCTTGTTGAAGTTAAAGGTTTTGAGACTGATGTCTGGAGACTAAAATGGAAACTAACCGAAGCACTACTTGATGAACTTGAACCTAATGCAACATTAGTTTTAGTCAAATGAGTAAAGATCAAGTAATAGTTGACATATCTAAGTTCCATGTGGAATGGGTTAGATATGTGATTAAAAATTCTTTAAACTTTACACAGAAAAAAAATGCTGAAGATTTTGTTCAAGATGCTTATTTAAAAATTCTTTTACATTCTTCATTTGATCCTGTCAAATATTATGAGTTTGACGGAAAAATAAATAAAAAGTATTTCTTCAGAACATTAAAGAGCTTAATAATTAATGACTACAAGAAAAAGAAAATACTAACAGTAAGTATTAATAATCACTTTCCTAACATAGACCAACCAGAAGAAACACCTAGCAAACCACAAATGGAAGTAGTCTTTAACAAAATAGAAAAGACTATTAGCAATATGTACTGGTATGATAAAAAGATGTTAAACTTATATGTTTACCACATACCAAGTATTAGAAAAATATCTACAGCTACTGCAATAAGCAGTAAGGCTGTATTTAAAACACTAAAGAGGTGTAAACTAACAATTAAAAAAGAAGTAGCAAAAGAATATTATTATGGCAAAACAGGCTAAAGCTAAAAAGGCAACAAGAAAAAAAGCTGCTCCAAAATCTAAAGGTCTTGGAGATAGCATAGAAAAGTTCACTAAGAAAACAGGAATTAAAAAAGTAGTGGAGAAAGTAAGCGAGGTCACAGGTATTGACTGTGGCTGTGATGAGAGAAAAGCATTACTAAATAAAATGTTTCCATACAGGTCAACTGAATGTTTAAATGATGAGGAGTATAACTGGCTTGATGTTTTTTATAAAAGCAGAAAGTCAACACTAACACACGAGGAGCAAACAAAAATGGTAGCTATACACAATAGGGTGCTAGCATCAAGAAGGCAAGTCAGCTCATGTGGTTCATGTGTAAGAGAAATGGTTAACGTAATGAAAAAATTATATCTAGAATATAAGGGTTAATGTTTAATTCTTATAAAATAAATGATAAGGTTGATGAACAATTAAAGGCAATTAAGCTTTTAGCATTACAAGGATATACTGTACTGGATTTGGAGGGAAACATTATAGATAAATGGAATTATAATAAAAAAGAAAAACCCGTTATTTCTCCTTTGAGATATAACACAAGAAGTAGAAATTGAATAGAAGTAAAATTTAAAAATTAATTATGCCAAAATCAGAAGCAATAAGTAATGAAATTTTTGAACATTTTAGAAAGCAAGAGAGAGAGGTTAAAATTGCAATTAACATTCTCAAAAAAAATGGCTTTTCTGTAAATGATAAAAAAAATAAGTTATTTATATATAGAGATTAAATGAAGAGTATAGCTGTTATGTCACGAGTTTCAAACGGAAAGCTAGTGAGAAATAAAAGCATGATAGTTAATGCTGTTAAACACTTTGAAGGTAAAGAGGTGGTGTTAGTTATAAAGCTTAAAAAAAAATTTAGAAGTTTGAAACAAAACTCTTATTATTTTGGAGTAATAATACCCTTAGCTGTAAAAGCAATTAGTGATGAGTGGGGAGAAGTATGGTCTAAAAATAAAACACACGAGTTTTTTAAAAATAGATTTCTATTTGATGAAAGAGTAAATGAAGAGACAGCTGAGATAATACAGATACCTAAGTCTACAACTGATAATTCTAAAAAAGAACAAGAGGAGTATCATTTAAAATGTGTAGAGTTTTTAAGGGAGTGGTTTAATGTAGAAGTGCCACTACCTAATGAAAATATAAAAATTGATTAATCAATCTTTTTCAATTATGGATAAAAGAAAATATAATGGAGGTAAAAGAGTAGGAGCAGGTAGAAAGCCTAAATCTGAAGAGCAAGATTTAATAGAAAAATTAGATTTAATTATTAATGAAGAAGATGTTATTAAACAACTTAAAGAATTAATAGCAGACGGAGATTTAAGAGCCATACAGCTTTATCTAAATTATCGTAGGGGAAGGCCTATTGAAACTAAAGACATAACAATAAATGAAGATATGCCTTTGTTTATAGATTAGTATGCAAGTCAAAAAAACCTTAGCCTTAAATAAACTACTAAACCTAAACAGTAGAACTAAGATTATTAGAGGAGGAAGTTCAGCAGGAAAAACAATAGCTATTCTTATAATCCTGATTGACTATGCTATTAAAAACAAAGGCAAAGAAATAAGTGTAGTATCTGAATCTATTCCTCACTTGCGTAGAGGAGCTTTAAAAGACTTTCTAAGTATATTAAAGAGTCTGAATAGGTACTATGAAAAGAAGTTTAACAGAAGTACTTTAAAATACGAATTTAGTAATGGCTCTTATATAGAGTTTTTCTCCACAGACCAACCAGACAAACTAAGAGGAGCAAGAAGAACAGACTTGTACATAAACGAATGTAACAATGTGCCATTTGATGCTTACCAACAGTTAGCAGTTAGAACAAGTGGAAACATATGGCTAGACTACAATCCTGCTAATCTATTCTGGGTAGATAAAGAACTAATAGGTCAAAGTGAAACAGACTTTATTACACTAACCTACAAAGACAATGACAGCTTGCCAGAATCTATAGTTAAAGAAATAGAAAAAGCTAAAGACAAAGCTAAGACCTCCACTTACTGGTCAAACTGGTGGAAGGTATATGGCTTAGGAGAAATAGGAAGTTTGGAGGGAGTTTGTATTCCAGACTGGAAAGAGATAGATAAAATACCAGAAGATGCAAGACTGCTTTGTGGAGGCATGGACTTTGGTTATTCTGTTGATCCTTCAACTTATATAAGATTATACAAATGGAATAGTGCTTACCTATTTGATGAAATGCTTTATAGAAAAGGTATGCACAATAGAGACATTAGCTTATTTTTTACAAACCAACATATAAGAGAAAATATTTATGCTGATTCAGCAGAGCCTAAATCTATAGCTGAATTAAAAAACTATGGTCATGCAGTTTATCCTGTAACAAAAGGTAGAGATTCAATAGTCTATGGAATTAACCTAATGAATCAAAATGAAATCTATGTAACTAGAAGAAGCAAGAATCTAATCAAAGAGCTGCAAGGTTATATATGGGCAAAAGATAGAGAAGGCAATGACTTGCAAAAGCCTACAGGCTCACATCCAGATTGTATTGATGCAGCTCGATATGCATTAATGATGCAATTAGAAAATCCAAACAGAGGAGAATATCATTTTTATTAAATGACAAAATTTTTAAATATTTTGTATATTTACAACGTATTCACTCAAATGTCTACGTCTTCAGATTATTAGCGTAATCTGTAAATCTAAGGCTACTTGCCTTCTTCGGATGGCTTTTAGCCTTTTTAATAAATCCTTAACTGGTTAATACTGGTTAAGGGTTTTTTTTTTGGAATAGGGTGGAGTACACTTTGTGATTTTATTGTACATATAGTATGAAAGTTAAAATCCTAGTTCCTGAATCACTATCAGAAATAACATTAGAGCAATATCAAAAGTTTCTAAAGATTTCTAAAGACAATGAAGATAGTTTGTTTGTGAATCAAAAAATGGTTTCAATATTCTGTAATATAGAAATGAGTACTGTCTTTGCTACAAGATATTCTTCAATAAAAGAAATTACANNNCACCTAAACGAAATNTTTAAAATCAAACCTAAGTTTAATTCTTNTTTTCAAAGAGGAAAGTTAGAATTTGGATTCATACCAAATTTAGATGAAATGACTTTTGGAGAATATGTTGACATTGATTCCACTTTAAATGACTGGGAAACTATGCACAAAGCTATGGGAGTTTTATTTAGACCAATAACATACAAGAAAAAAAATAAATATCTAATTGAAAAGTATGAGACTTATGATAAATACGATATGCAGAAAATGCCATTAGATGTAGTGTTTGGAGCATTGATTTTTTTTTGGAATTTAAGCAGCGAGTTAGTAAATCATATACCGATTTATTTGAAGGAGGAACTACAGAATCTGACCTTACAGCAAAAGCAAATTTTGCAAGACGATGGAATTGGTATTCAAGTATATACCGACTTGCTTCAGGAAATGTTGCCAACATTGACCAAGTTACCAAACTACCCTTACATCAATGTTTAATGTTTCTAACATTTGAAAAAGATAAAAATGAACTAGAAGAAAGAATGATAAGAAGTAAAATTAAATAATGAAAGAGTTTTTAGTAGAAGAGTTGTATGAAAGAGGACTGATTCCTTATGATGAAAGCATTGTTTTAGCTGAAGGCTTTGAAGATGCTATGGTTGGCATATCTACCACAAACCCTAAAAGAGCTATATACGATTATTGGAAATGTCTGGATTGTTTGATAAAAGCAAAAGTGACACAGGAAGTTTTTGAATTTGATGCAGCTTTAGAATGGCTAGACGATTACATAAAAGAAGCAAACAATAGTGACATAAACTCATTCACACCAATATTTATAAAAACGATATGACAACTTATTATAATATAATTGACACACTTAAAACAGCTTTAGAAGCAGAACCTTTTGTTAATACTGTAAGCTATGGAAATATCTATGACATTGACTTAGCTAAACAAACCATATTTCCATTATCACACATTATGGTCAATCAAGCTACTATCTCTGCTCCAACAACAACATTTAATGTGACTATTATGTGCATGGATATTGTAGACGATCCTAAAACAGAAAGTGCTTCTGCATTTTTAGGAAACTCTAACGAGCAAGACATATTAAACACTCAGCTAAATATAGCAGCTAGAATTGTTAGTAAGCTTATGAGAGGAGATTTATTTAGCGACTTGTATCAAGTAGAGGGAACAGCAAGCTGTGAGCCTTTTAACGAAAGGTTTGAGAATAGTTTAACAGGATGGGCAGTAACTTTTGACGTTGTAGTTCCAACAGACATGACTATTTGCTAATGAAAAATGAACACGCATATAAAATTTTAAATGCTTTTGCTCTTAATGTAATTAGTGCTGCTAAAGCTAATTTAAAAAAAGAAAAAAAAGATGTTACTGGCAAACTATCTAATTCATTAACATATCAACCAAGTAAAACTCCTACTGGATTTAGTCTTGCTTTTTTAATGGAACAATATGGAGAATTTCAAGACAAAGGGGTTAGTGGAGTTAAACAAAAATTTCCAACACCTTTTTCTTATAAAAGCAAAGGTGGTAAAAGAGGTTTAAAAGGTATGCCACCTCCATCAGCTTTTGACCAATGGGCAGTAAGAAAAAAAGGATTAAAAGGAATTAGAGACAAAAAAGGAAGGTTTTTGCCAAGAAAAATTACTGATTTTCTACTCGCTAGAAGTGTATTTCTTAAAGGAATAAAGCCTAGTTTATTTTTTACTGAACCCTTTGAAAAATATTGGAATAGCCTACCAGAAGGTTTTGTAGAAAATTTTGCAATAGACATAGAAAGAAATATAAATGAACAATTAAATAAAAAGTAAATGAGTGCAATAATTAACGCAAGAAGTCCATACTTTATAAAAATAACTCCCTCACAGGGAAGCATAGAATCAGCAACAATGACATTGTATATTTACTCAGGTACTTATACAGCTTCTCCATCTCCATCACAATACACATTAACAAAAACAGCCATATCAGGAAACAACTACATAGCCTTTGAAATAAGCTCACTTGTTAAAGATTATTTAGAGACAGAATATGGCAACTTTTCAACAGACGGAGTGTGGGTTAAAACCTCTACTGTTATAACTAAAGATTCTGGAACAACAACTGCAACAACAGCAAACAAGCTAGTAGACAGCACTCAAAACTTTACAAGTTCAGTTCAAATTGGTGATACAGTTAACAATACAACAGACGGAACAACAGCAACTATTTCTGCAATAGATAGCAATACTACTCTTAGTCTAAGTTCCGATATTATGACAAGTGGAGAAACTTATAACATAAGACAAACAGCCGCAGCAGAAGATGCCACTCCTTACTTAGCTTTTGATGGGTTTGGATATTTTGAAGAAGGTGTAAACCCTAGAACAGCTACTAATCCTATAAACACAGTAGTCACAGGAACAACCGATGGAGTAACAGTAGCTTTTAAATTACAAGACTCAACACAAAACTTTTTAGACACAGTAAGTCTAGGAGATACTGTAAACAATTTAAGTGAGGGAGGTAGTACTACAATTAGTGCCATAGAAAGTAATACATCATTGGCATTAGCTGCTGATATTATGGTTTCAACTCCTGACAATTATAGCATTGTAGCTAGACCTGATTACACTCCTGCTTTATTACAAAGCAATACAACTATATATTTTAAACAAGGTACAGACATTGTCTTTCCAGTATTTGCAGAAGCAGAGCCTACAATAACATTTATAAGTGGAGGAGGAGCAAACATCAAATGGGAAAGAACAGATGAGTTCTGGAACTTATACCAAAATTACTGGGGTTCTATTTTAACTCCTATTGTAGTTCCTGATTCTACCGATTCAACAGAAAAGATAGTTTACATAAGAGTTACTCCGACTCTAACATTACAAACAGGAGATACTATTACAGTAGTTTCCACTAAGACAGGCTATGAGCAAAGTTTTACTTTAACCCTAGAGGCTGTATGTGAGCCTAAGTATGAGCAACTGCAAGTAATCTTTTATAACAAGTTTGGAGCTTTGCAAATTATGCCATTTTTTAAAAGGTCACAAAAAAGCCTAAGTGTTAAAGGAAGCACTTACAACAGAAATATAATGGACTTTACCTCTTCTCCTAGTTATGATATTTCTAAACATAGTATAGCTACTTATGGAGTCAATGGTAGTGAATCGATAGAAATGAATACAGGATTTATTAACGAGAGTTTTAATGAAGTTATTGAAGAAATAATGCTTAGTAAACAAATATTTGTAGATGACGGAAACAATGTCTTGCCAATAAACATAAAAACTAAAAGCTTAAGATTTAAAAAAGGAGTTAACGAAGGACTTATAAATTATACAATGAGCTTTGATTATGCCTTTAGCACTATAAACAATATTAAATAATGCTAGCACTACAAATTTATATTAATGGGCTAAGAGCTGATATGTTTAAAGACGAATCAGTCAGTATTACTCAATCTATACAAAACGTAAGAGATGTAGGTAAAATATTTACTGATTTCACTAAGTCTTTTAATTTACCTGCCTCACAAAATAACAATAAGATATTTAAACACTTTTACAACTTCAATATTGATGCAGGCTTTGATGCCAGAACTAAAATTAGTAGTAAGCTAGAATTAAACTTTTTAGAATTTAAGACAGGAGTATTGCAGCTCAATGGAGTTAAAATGAAAAACAATCAGGCTAGCTCATACAATGTAACATTTTTTGGAAATACAGTAAACCTAAAAACTTTATTAGCTGAAGATAAACTAGACGTTTTAAACCTTTCGGCTTATGACCATACTTATTCAAAGCTCATAGTAAAAAATGCTTTACAATCAGACACCTATCTCAGTAGTGGAGCTATTGTCTATCCTTTAATACAAGCTGAAGCAGGAAGATACTTTTTTAATTCAGATGCAACAAATGAAGAAGATTATAATGTTCATTATCAGAGTAACGGACAGGGTTCATTAAATCATGGAGTTGAATATACTAATTTGAAACCTGCCATAAGACTACAAGAAATTATAGATGCTATTGAAGCTAGATATACAGTAGCTAATGGATTTCCGAGTGACATTGTATTTTCATCAGACTTTTTTAATAACTCTGAGCCTTTTGCTAGTTTATATTTATGGCTTGCTAGAAACAAAGGAAGAATAGGAACAAATACAGACGGCCAACAAGTATTAACTAGANTAATTGGTAACTG